ATAGATATTTTCTCGCTACTAATTATTGAAAATGCACCACTTAATTTTCAAAGACAAATGTTTGGATTTGAAACATTCTCTGCAAATGATATGGTAGTTGACTGTACAAATTTCGAAGATATTTCATTAGGTACGTCAGAAAAATTGCAAGTAATGAAATCAAATAACTCTATGAGTCAAGATGATTTAATAAAATCTTACTGCTACTCGAGCCAAGTAGTTGCTTTGCATACAATGGGAATAAGCGATATAATCTCCATTTACTTAAACAAATCAAAAGGAGTAACGTATCAAAATTTTTACGAAGGCGCAATAGAATACTTAGAAAAAGATTTTGAGTTATGGACATCTGAATTAAAATCTAGTATGTATAATTGGCATAACACAGGTATATACGACTCAAGTGTAGGCAACGTCAAAATATATAGTTGGGCAATTCCGTATATTATACCTATGCAAGTACACTATAATCAAAAAGTACCATACTTTATAGATCGAATAGCAAACTATGTAAGTACAAATTGGGATATAGATAGTGAAATCGTAGATGATTATAAAACAATTTCTCTCAATAGGGTAAAGTACTGGGGTAACTATATACACGAACAAAAAGTAATTAGTACAAAAACAAATCTATATGACTACACATTTAATAACCAAGATAAAATAATTTTTGAAGAACAAAAGTACACAGTAGATGACCAATATTATAGAGAGTACGGTAAAAATATTGTTGAACACACGGAATATATACTTTATGGAAGACAACGTAGATGGCATCTCCACAAAGTAAACAAAAAAGATAAATAGTTGTATGGCAGACAAAGAAATAATCATATCGCGAATGCAACAAAGACGAGGTAATCGTATAGATTTGCCTCAACCTTTACGACCAGGTGAAGTTGCATTAGCATCAGACAGCAAAGAAGTTTTTATAGGCTTAGATCCTGAGATAGGCGTAACGGCTCAAAATGCAAATGCTGTGTCTATTAATAATATCACAAACGGATTTACATACGCAAACTCTTACTTGAATAATAATTTTGTAAGACTGATAATGCCTAGTAAAAGATTTCCAGTAAGCACATTTGATGGCACATCAAATAATACAACATTTACTGTACAAGACAACAGCGGTCAAGCACATGGTCAACGTGTATTTAATGCCAGTATTACTACAGGTAATATTAAAAATGTATTTGACGGTAATGCATTTGAATCAACAGATTTTACAGGTGCTAAAAATGGAGTAGCATTAAGTACTAATGCAACAAGAACAGCGGCCAACTTGCTTAACAACGAATTTTTTGTATCTTCGCCAACTGCAAATAGCACAAACACAACTGTGACATTTGGTAGCAATCCAACAGGCACAGATGACATTACTTTAAATTATTACAGTAATGTAGATATTATTAGTGCATTTAATGATGCAGGAAATATTGGGTCAACTGCCACAGTAGGTTTTTACGATGATAAAAATGTTGCAAGTTACAGACACTTTAATAATGCATATATCAGATCAGATTATGAAGTAGGAACAGCATTTGTAGGTTTAGAAAACAAACATGTAGAAGTATTTGCTGAATCTGGTAATATAAGTGCATCTATATCGGGATTAACAGATATCAAGATTACCAATACAAGTACAGCCACAGAAACTACTGTGGATCTATCAAGTGCAACATCATTGCAAGAGGTAGTAAATGCAGTTAATAATGCAAATATATTTGCAACTGCAACATTTATATCAAGTTCTAATTGGTATATATCTGCCGACGAAGAATTTTCAATAGATTATACTGATACATCAGATGAAGGCGACCTATTAATATCAATAGATTCATACACTAGAGCGGCTAATTCTATTAAAGGCCAATTAGAAGACTGGTTACACGGCTCCTTAGGTGATCCAACATTTAATATGTTTGTTGCCGCAGAAGTAGGGAACAAATTTAATAGTGGTGCATCTAGAATAAGTAAATTTACACCATCAACCAGCAGTGAAACACTTACTATTACACTAACTGGTAATCAAGAAGCAGAAAACTTTTCAACAATAACAAATAAAATATTTGGTGCCAGTGCAAATGCAGATATTACTGGTTTAACAAATGTTAAAACAAATCAAAGATTATTAACACAAGACGACTATGCTGTATTGCTAACTGGTTCTGCAAATTCATTATTTGAAGCAATAACAAAATTATGTCCAGCAAGTGTAACAACTGGCATTGTGTCATTTGGCATAGCAGATGTAGATAGTGCTATAGTGGAGTATTCAGTTAAATCAACTGGTGGTGCATCAGGTGATGGATACAGTAGAACAGGAACGTTACATATAACAGGGGATTCTAATATAGGTGATGCATCTGTAAATGATACCGGTACAATATTATCAAACAACTATACAGGACTATTTGACTTTGAAGTTAGTTACAATAGTGGTACGTCAACTATAACTTTATCGGGTGCAAACTCTTTAACTGATGGTACTCCAAGAGATGCAACAGTAAAATACCTAGTCAGAAAATGGTTGGGATAATTGCTTGACCAAATAGCAAATCCTCAGCAACGATTATCTATATGGCGAGAATATAAAAATGGTCGCCCAGCACTAGAAAATGTGTTACAATACATCAATTGTATAAATCCAATAAGTAGAACATTTGATTATTACACTCCCGGTCATTGGCCCACACCTTGGGAAATATTAGATCAAGGTTTGTTTTGTGTAAGTGGTAAAGCAATTTTATTATACCATACACTAGCACAATTAGGATATATAGATACAAAAAATGTTAGATGGATTGTAGCAGAAAATAAAGAAATTTTTGAAGAAGGACTTGTGTTTTTTGACGGAGTATGTTATTATAACATTTTACCGAATACAAGTGTAAATATTCAAAATTTTGATAATTACATAACAGTTAGAGAAATTATTAGACAGGAAAAACTCACAAAGATTCATGAAAGTTACAAAGAGAGACGGCACTAGAGAAGACCTAAATATCGACAAATTACACAAGGTTGTGATGTATGCAGTAGAAGACCTTACTGGCGTTAGTGCATCACAAGTCGAAATCAATAGCCAAATACAATTCTACGATGGCATTAACTCAACTGATATACAAGAAACATTAATTAAAAGTACAGCAGATCTTATATCAGAAGAGACACCAAACTATCAATATGTAGCAGGTAGATTAATCAACTATCATTTGCGTAAGCAAGTGTATGGCACATTTGAGCCACCGTGTTTGTGCGACATAGTACAAAAAAACATTGATGATGGCTTCTATGATTCAGAGTTCACAGACCTCTACACCAAAGACGAAATAAACCAATTACAGACTTATATCAAGCATGAACGTGACGAAGATTTAACGTATGCGGCTATGGAACAATTCCGTGGTAAGTACCTAGTACAAAATAGAAGTACTGGACAAATTTACGAAACACCACAAGTAGCATATATGATGATTGCGGCTACATTGTTCAGTAAGTATCCTGCTAAGAAAAGAATGGCGTATGTGAAAGCATACTACGATGCTATCAGCACTTTTAGAATTTCCTTGCCTACGCCTGTTATGGCTGGTGTGCGTACACCACAAAGACAGTTTAGTAGTTGTGTGCTTATTGAGACTGATGACAGTTTGGATAGTATTAACGCAACGTCTAGTGCTGTAGTCAAGTATGTAAGTCAAAAGGCAGGTATTGGTATAGGTGCCGGCAGTATTAGAGCAATTGGCTCGCCTATTAGGAGTGGAGACGCAACTCACACTGGAGTTATTCCCTTCTATAAACTATTCCAGTCAGCAGTTAAAAGTTGCAGTCAAGGTGGAGTACGTGGTGGAGCGGCTACATTATATTATCCGTTATGGCATTTAGAAGTAGAAGACTTACTAGTGCTAAAGAACAACAAAGGCACAGAAGACAATCGTGTACGTCATATGGACTATGGTGTACAGTTTAATAAACTGATGTATGAAAGGCTCATCAGCGGTGGTAACATCACATTGTTCTCGCCTAAGGATGTACCTGGTTTATATGATGCCTTTTTTGCAGACCAAGACAAATTTAAAGAATTATATGAAGCGGCAGAACGTAAAACAAGTATTAGGAAAAAGACTATTCCTGCTATTGAATTGTTTAGTTCGTTTGTTCAAGAACGTAAAGACACAGGTAGAATTTACTTGATGAACGTTGATCATGCTAACACACATGGTGCATTTATTGAAAGTGTTGCACCTATTAAACAAAGTAATTTGTGTTGCGAAATTGATTTACCCACAAAGCCATTAACACATATTAATGATCCAGATGGAGAAATTAGTCTGTGTACTTTAAGTGCAATTAATTGGGGTGTAATTAAAGACTTTGAAGAAATGAATAAAGTGTGTAAGTTAGCAGTAAGAGGTTTAGATGAACTGCTAGACTATCAAAAGTACCCAGTACTAGCCGCAGAACTCAGCACAATGAAAAGACGTCCACTAGGCATAGGTATAATTAATTTAGCATATTGGATGGCAAAACATGGCATGACATATCAAGAGCCTAATTTAGAATTAATTGACGAGTGGGCAGAAGTATGGAGTTACAGTTTAATTAAAGCCAGTAACAAGTTAGCAATGGAAAAAGGTGCTTGTCCAGGAACCAACGAAACAAAATACGGTTTAGGTATAACACCCAACCAAACATACAAAAAAGATTTAGACGAACTTGTTAAGCACAAAGAAAGACAAAATTGGAAAGAACTTAGAAAGAATTTGAAAGAACATGGTATAAGAAACAGTACATTAATGGCATTAATGCCAGCAGAAACGTCTGCACAGATAAGTAACAGCACGAATGGAATCGAGCCACCACGTGGTTACATCAGCATTAAACAAAGTAAACACGGTGTACTAAAGCAAGTTGTACCAGGCTTTCCATATTATAAAAACAAATATGATCTACTGTGGGATCAAAAGTCACCACAAGGTTATTTAAAAATAATGGCTGTACTTCAAAAGTACATTGACCAGGGTATTTCGGTAAATACTTCTTATAATCCCGAACACTATGAAGATGAAAAAGTACCAATGAGTGTGCTAATTCAGGATCTCCTTATGTTTTATAAGTATGGCGGTAAGCAGTTATATTACAATAACACATACGATGGACAAGGTGAGATAGATATTAACAAAGATGACAAACTACCTGACTTAGAGGCAGGCGAACTAGATGACGAAGATTGCGAGAGTTGTAAAATTTAAATGAGTGTACTTAATACAAAATCAAAATATACAAATAAGAGTAATATGTTCTTGTCTGACGACATGGGTATACAACGATTTGATGTGCTCAAATACAGACAGTTCGATAAACTCACAGAAAAGCAGTTAGGGTTCTTTTGGCGCCCTGAAGAAGTCGATATTACTAAGGATAGTAAAGATTTCAAAGACCTAACAGACTTTGAGCAACACATTTTTACCAGTAATTTAAAAAGACAAATACTGTTAGATAGTGTACAAGGTCGCTCACCTAACTTAGCATTACTGCCAATAGTTAGTTTACCAGAATTAGAAACATGGATTGAAACTTGGGCATTTAGTGAAACAATTCACAGTAAAAGTTATACACATATTATTAGAAATGTTTATCCTGACCCAAGTAAAGTATTTGACGAAATGATGAGCATCAAAGAAATTATTGACTGTTCAGACAGCATCACAGAATACTATGATTCATTAATTGAGTATAACAGACTTAGAGATTCTGGTAGTGCCAAGTATAACGAATACGAACACAAGAAACGTATTTGGATGTGTTTAATGAGTGTAAACATTTTAGAAGGTGTACGTTTTTATGTATCCTTTGCATGTAGTTGGGCATTTGCAGAACTTAAAAAAATGGAAGGCAATGCAAAAATTATCAAACTGATTGCACGTGACGAAAATGTTCACTTAGCAAGTACACAACAAATGCTAAAACTTTTACCACGTGAAGATAAGGACTTTGAAAAAATACAAAAGGAAACTTATGCTGAATGTACACAATTATTTTTAGATGCAGTGGAGCAAGAAAAAGCATGGGCAGACTACCTATTTAAAGACGGAAGTATAATTGGACTAAATGCTGAGTTGCTTAAACAGTATGTAGAATACATTGCTGGTAAAAGAATGCACGCCGTAGGACAAGAAAAAATATTTAACACAGGCACAAATCCTCTTCCTTGGACCCAAGCATGGATCACAGGTGGAGAAGTACAAGTAGCACCACAAGAGACTGAAATCAGTAGTTATGTTATTGGTGGTACAAAACAAGACGTTGACAAAGAAACCTTCTCAGGCTTCTCGTTATAATATAAATATTCACACACAGAGGAAACACATGTTAGTAAATAAATCTCATACAAAAGGTGACGTTGTCACTATCAAATTAACCAGCGATACAGAAATTATTACACGTTTTATCAGTCAAGATGAAAACGGTATTACTATTGAAAAGCCTATGGCAGTACAAATTACTCAACAAGGATTAGGATTAATGCCATGGTTATTTAGTGCTGATGCATCTAAACAAATTACCATTGCAAATGAAAAAATCTTTTGTACTATGGATACACTAAAGGATCTTGCTGATCAATATCTTGAAGGTACTACTGGTATTAGTTTAGCAAAGGCTTAAATAAGAGACAAGTCTAATCCATTCTGTTCAATTATAGAAGTTTTTTCCTCGTCGCTTAACTCTGTTCTTCCAGGATTATCTGGAAATACACAACAAGGTTGCACATTGTAGAAACTGTTATTTTCTTCACACCATTCTCTACGATAGAATTTACCAGTGCCGTGTTTGTCCCACTCTATAAACAATTTGTTTTCTGGTTGCATAAGTACCGTTATCATATCTTTGCCTATTTGCATATGAGATTCTCGTTGTAAGCGGTCTAAATATCTTCCTTCAAATAAACCATAGGCAGGAAATGCCTCAGTGTATGTTGGATGGTCGATATGCCATTGTTCCATTTCTTGCACACTAGCACCAAGAGGCTCATACACACCAAACCTATCTGAATAAGTTTCACTGATCCATTGTTTTTCAATTTCCCAAGGGTCGTTTTTATCGTATTTGCCCATGTTAGCAACTTCATTGCCGTCAATAATTTTAAGAATATTATCGCCGCCATTGTATGATTTATAAATGATATTGTCTATTTCACAGTATATAAAACCTTCTGCTTGATTATGGGTCCATTCTAGTTTCATATTAGTATTTATTATGATAAATAATATTACTATGTCAAAAGCCGCACTTAATGGAATATCAGTTGCAGGAGGTCCTGCAGTTGCATCAGCAACAAAAACAACTATTGAATCTTTACAGCCTGTAAGAATAGGCGATTCAGTTACAGGGCACGGTGATTCACCGCATAGCAATCCCACAGTTGCAGAAGCCTCATCTAAAGTTAGAATTGAAGGTAAATTTGCTTCAAGAGTAGGAGATGCCGCTTCATGTGGCCATGCATTAGAAAGTGGTGCTAGTAGAACAAACATTGGATAAGTTATTTAATAATGTTTGCGAAATTGATAATCGCGACTACTACAAAGTTAATCTAAATAATATACCCCCTTTTTTATTAGAGTTTGATCAATTTGTTCCTATAGTCAACGAATTGTATACTACTTATAATGACGAAATTATTACATATAGTGGCTCTGATGCTATAATTACTATTGCTGATAAAGACACAGACTATAAAAACTTTGATGACTTATTTGAAAAAGCATACAGAGAAAAACTAGAAGCAAATACATACAATATATTTGTAAGTGGTGGTATTGACAGCACCACATTGTATAACTTGCTTAAAAGCAAGGACATTGCGTTTAAACCCTATTGTATTCGTTATATATCACATGGAATAGTATTCAATGATTATGAAATAAAAAATGTTGCAGATGACGTAAACATTATAGATTTTGATATTGTAGACTTTTTTGACAGTGGTAAATTTTTAGAAACAGCACAAAAATATCACTGCATTACTCCACAGTTTTTACCACTATTAAAAGTATTTGAAAGCATTGATGGCCCAATATTAGAAAATTCATGGCCACCAGATGCTCCCAATATTGGAAATAATATAGAACACATCTCTATAGACTGGATGCCATCACGATATCTTACATATAGATATGCATTAGACATGCGTAATGATAATAGTATTTTTAATTTTTTTAGAAGTCATCATTTTATAGACAAGATAATGGCAGAAAAAAATAGTAGGCAAGAATACAGCAAAACCATGAATAATATAAACTTAGATCAGCGATACAGCATAAAAGCACAGTTATACAAAGATGTGTTTAATGAAGTAGGTGCTGTGACAAATAAATTTACTGGCTTTGAGGCATTAAAAGTGTGGTATGCAGATAAATATATAGGTAACGATCCATACCTACAAGTGTTTGATCAACACTTTAGAGAAGTTTTGAAACAGCGAAATATAGAAAAATTTCAGGATCTTAAAATTATATGCATATTGAAGGAAAAATAAAATGACTGTTAAAACATATCTAGTATCATTCGAACACGAATACATAGACGGTAGTTCCGTTAATTTTGATAAATCAGCAACAGAAACAGCACTCACAAGTGCTGGAGCAACAATAGATGCAAGTTTTGATCATTCCAGAGTTGGCATGTATAAGTTTGATATCGACGATGCTAATACCGGTAATATAACATCTATTCCAGGATATGTATGTTCCGAAAATATCACGGACCAAGCAGATGCTACACTACTAATCAGCGAAGCAACAAGCGAATGGCACAAACAACGAATAGTAACAAGAAACTTGCCACTGAGAACAACATACGATCCAGTTTACACTGGTAACTCAGCAATAGTGTATTTAATGGACAGTGGTGTAGATACAGGACATCCAGAGTTTACTGGAAAAAGTTTTGAGCCTGTTTTTAGTGTTAAAGAATCACCAAGCGATTTTACTGATTTTATAGAAGGCGGTGGCCTATCAACAGATTTTGATACTGCAGACAAACACGGCCATGGAACAGCAATGGCAAGTTTGATCAATGGTGCTACATACGGTGTGGCCGGAGATGCCACAATAGGAATCGTTAAAATTTCCGACCCTTCAGTAGATGATGGTGCTATTAAATTAGAAAATGTATTAAATGCATTTGAGTCAGTTAGACGTCATGTTGGTATTAATAGAATAGATTTTAATACATCTCCAACAGTTTGTATGGCTTGGAGTTTTGCCAAATCACAATTATTAGACAGATATGTTTCTTACTTGTATAATAGAGAAGGAATACTAATGGTTGCCGCGGCAGGTAATAACGGTGCTGATGTTGACGGTTATTCACCAGCAGGTCTTAACGAAATTTTAACAGTAGGCGCAAGTGACAGTTCAGATAATGTACCAACATTTTCAAATGATGCAGGTGCAGTAGTAGAACAGGGTTCAGGACTACAAACAAACGGTGGTGAAGAAGTTGATGTTTTTGCACCAGGTGTAGCAGTTAATATGGCAAGTATTACTAACAGAGTTGAGGTAGGTAACTACACAGGCGTTACTGGGGATGATTTAAAAACAACAGCAAGTGGTACAAGTATCTCATGTGCAATAGTATCAGGTTTAGGAGCCTTAGTTGCAGAAAGATTTGGTACTAGTTTAGCAACTGCACAGTCTATGAAAGAGTTAATTATCGAACAATCATTAACAGGATTACTTTTCCAAGATCCTGCTTTATACAGTGGCACACCAAATAACATTGTGTTTGCAGAAAATGAATATTATGCAACTGTGTGGAATACAGCCGCTGGTAATTTGGGCGACTTTTTACTTACTGATGCAGGAAACGTTAATATCAGTTTAAATGTTGCTAATACTGTAACAGATATTGCAAGTTCGGACTTTGCCGCACTACCACCAGCATTAGAGTTAAGTGGTAATGCATCAGCAGGCTGGAACATTACAGCAAATACAAGTGTAACGGGAAGTATGAGCAATACTACAATTTACAACTTTATTTTAACAGCAACCAAAAATGATAATACAAAATACAACAGACACTTTTCAGTAAGTTTGTTTGGTTCAGAAGGCATTACTGAAGCAGAAAGAGAGTCTGGTACAGAGACTTACTTTATAAACGAAGATGGTACACTCAGTGAAGTTGTTTACGGTGCAGGTAGTTACGGCGGACAACAACAGGAAAAACCATAAAATCAATTTATAATAAAAAGTAGGCTGGGAACAGCCTATTTTTTTGACTGCTCAAAATAAATACTACTGTGGAAACAATTAATATCTCATTTGAAACTATTTGTCATATATGGCAAAAACATTTATGGCAAAATAGAGTAAGTCCAATAGAAACCCATAGTGCAATGACATGGCCCTATGATGGCAATCCACTAGAATTTGATATGGATATATTTGATTATACTCCTTCGTTTTTTGGCGTATTTCACAATGGTCGTGTTATTGGTGTTAATAGTGGTCATAGAACAAAAGATAATATCTATAGAAGTAGAGGAATTTGGGTTGATCCACAGTCAAGAAAAAAAGGTATTTCTCAATTATTGTTTAGTGCCACAGAAAAACAGGCTATAAACGAAGAGTGTAATATGATATGGAGCATACCACGTAAAAGTGCCTTACCGGCATATACTAAATTTGGTTTTAAAACTATGGGCAACTTCTTTGATGAAGGCATGGAGTTCGGACCTAATATTTATGTGTTCAAGGAATTAAATGAATCCAACTAAAGTACACGGACCTCGACCAGAGCATCTGCCTAAGGATATAACTATACAATGGAGTATGGGCAATAGTTGTAACTTTGAATGCGAATACTGTCCTACACAATTACATGATGGCAGTTTAGGTTGGCACGAAACAAACAAGTATGTAGACATCATAGAAAAAATATGTAAACATTATCAAGAACAAGATAAAGTAGTAAACTTTGAATTCATTGGAGGCGAGGTTACGGTTATACCAGGCTTTATTGAAATACTAGAAAAAGTAAAAGAGTATAACGGACATAATATTATTTTTACTAATGGTAGCAGAACAGTTAATTGGTGGAGCAAAGCAAAACATTTAATTGACGATTTAGTAATCAGTTACCACCCACAATCAATGGACGAAGATTCGCTTATAGAAATTGCAGAAGAAATCAAGGACTCTGTATATACAAGTTATCAACTAGCAGGTGTAAAAGATTACTTACTAAGGCTAGAACTGTTAGCAGAGAGGCTTAGAACAGTATATAAGCACAGTACAGTACAGGACTACTGGGGTGTTAATATTGCAATCAAAACCATGTATAAAAAACTATTAGGCCCTGGTGCTAAACAAGATACTTTTTATGACTACAATGGCAATGATTGGCGTATACTAAACTTGCCCACCTGGAAAGAAAATCCAGACACACCCCCACCTCCGCCACCAGACCCAAATGCACCTCCGCCACCAGAACCGCACCCAGGTAGATTTTTATTCACATACCAGACACCTGAAGAAACAAACTACTACAATGCAGATCAAATTATGGATCAAGGACTTAACAAGTTCCAAGGCATGATGTGCCATATTGGTGAAAGAGGATTCAATATTGACATGCGTGGCAACATTGTAAGCAGTTGGTGTGGTGCTAAAACATATGGCAATGTATTTGATTCTGAATTTGAATTACCAACACCTGAGGGTGTAGTTTGTCCACATGAACATTGTAATAATCCCAAAGATATCCAGATACTCAAAACTGCCTAAAACCCCTATTAAATTTATATCATAATATAAATAGACTGTATAAAAGGATATAACTTACTTTTATATTATTTTTGCCCACATTCAAGATAAAATTTAATAACATGCTAGGTTGTGTGTTGTGTTATCCTATTTTTGGGCATATACAACAGACAACAAATGGAAAAACTTAGAGACAAAGCAGAGTTATTTACACTAATATCAATATTTTACTTACACCTGTAACATGAAATATGCTTTATGTTACATGATGCTACTATTTGCCGCACAAACTGACAATATTGCAGGCATTCTGCGTGGCTTACGAGATGTCAATAATTCACATTATTATCTGGAACCTAAAAATGATCATTAAACGTCTTTTAAAAACAATTTACAAATACTGGATAGCACCATGGACACCAATACCTTACAAATAAAAAACGCAACACCTGAAGAAGTTCACAAGTGGCAAAATGGAGAAGATTTCTTTATGACAGGAAACTTTGATGTAATGAAAATGTTTGTTGTGATACCAGCAGTAATTCAGGTAGTGGTATTTGGATTAATGTTAGCAGTCATGTACTTAAACACACTTTTCTTTTGATAAAAAACGCAATCAAGGCCGTTATAGGTGTAGGAAGAAAATCCGATAGCAAATTCGAGATTAAACCTTTGGCAATTATTTGGTTTGCATTACTAGTAGCATTTTTCTTTCTCGGCACAGTAAGTTTATTATTGCTCTTGACAAGCATAATTATTTCTGTATAATAAATACCGTTATGAAAAAGAAAAAGTCAATTCCGAAAACTAGATCGCATCGTGAACTGTTCACACACGACACTCCCTACGGGCATAAAGTTCAGCAAGACAAAACAAAAATCATACCTAGAAAGCAAAAGCATAACGACGATTTATCCAGCAAATAAGGTAAATACAAGTAACAATTATTAAAGATTATAAAAAATATGTCAAGCAAAACACCGTATGAAATCCGTTTAGAACTCATCCAAGAGGCTAGACTAATTCTGCAGGCAAGAGCAAATAAACCAGAGTATATGCCTACCGCAGAAGAGATAATTGAAGAAGCAGAAAAACTAAACAAGTTTGTATCCAAAAGACCTGAATAAGTCTAACCTCCCCAAGTAAATACTACTATGAAGAAAGCCACCGTAACTCAGTGGTAGAGTAACTGATTTGTAATCAGTAGGTCGTCAGTTCAAGTCTGACCGGTGGCTCCATTTTAATAAATAAATGCAACACACATATAACAGGAACACAAATGGCACGGAATAAAAAGTCCAGAAATAAAAAATACGATCCAGCAAAAGCACAGAATACTATCAAAAATACTGATGGTGTTCAGTCAGCACTTTCAGAAAACCTTACACCGCAACAAATGGCAGAGCAAGAAACACTATTCAATCTGTTAGAAAGAAAGATAGAAATTCCTGTACAAAACTTTGAAGACAAACACCTGTTTATTGCAACACCGTGTTATGGTGGGCAAGTAACAGAACCATATTTAAGAAGTATGGTTAGACTTATACTATTAATGAACAGGTTTGGTGTAAAATTTACTCTTAGTACATTGGCAAATGAAAGTTTGATCACAAGAGGCAGAAACACACTTGTAAGTTTCTTTATGGAAAACAAAGAAGCAACACACTTGATGTTTATTGATGCTGATATTGAATTCAATCCAGAAGATGTTCTTAGAATGTTAGCATACGATAAACCTATTATTGTTGGTGCATATCCTAAAAAAGCACTTAATTGGGATAGTATTTTACAAGCCGCTAGGAATCCTGAATTAAATGAAACAGCAGATTCTATTGAAGGCCATAGTTCTAATTATGTAACTAATTTTGAATTTGCAAAAGACGAAAACGGCCAGCCAATATCACAAGTACAAATCAAAGATAATTTAATTAAATTACTTGATGGCGGAACAGGATTTATGACCATCAAAAAAGAAGTCATACAGAAAATGTTTGATAAATTACCAGAAACAAAATACAACAATGATTTAAACATTGATAATAAGTTT